ATTCTCTGGTGTTGGAGAGGGTGCTAAAGAGAAAAAGACTATGGCTGACATTGACAAGATTGTTAAATCAGCTAACAATTTTTATAACGCTAAAGTAACAGAAGAAGGTCGTGGAAGATTTCCTGGTCAGTTAAAGTATGATGAAAAAGTCGGTGGATATGATACCGAAGCTTCACTACTTACTGGTATAGGTTCTTTTACAAAGTATAGTGATGCTGAAGGTGGAAGTTGGGTATCTGTTTTTGGAACAGCTAACACAGCAGCTCCAGCTCCAAGTGGTCATCAAGTTGCTACAACAGAAGATGACGATGGTGATGATGCATTTGATATATCAGTAGGTGCTGAAGAGTTCCTATATGAGTTTGGTGGTAACCCAATCAAGACACCATTTCAGGATGGTCATTACATTTGTGCAATTATACCAGGTGGTGGAAGTGGTGCTGGATCATACTCACCAATCTTATATGTTGCTGACTTAGAAAACCCAAGTAACTTTAAGAAGAAGTTACAACCGTAGGAGATAATCATGTTGAAAAACAGTAAAGGATTTACATTAATTGAACTTATTATGGTTACAATCATTTTAGGTATTTTAGCAGCCGTTGCTATTCCACGATATATGACATCTGTTGAAAAAGCAGAAGCGGCAGCTGAAGATGCGGTCATTAGTGCAATCAAGGCTGGTTTAGAAACATATGCTACAGAACAACTTTTAGACAATGGTCGTAGAAGTTGGCCAACTAACCCGTGGGAAGCATTAGATACAAAACCTGCTGGATACACTACGGACGCTACTGATGCTGATGTTGATGGAGAGTGGACATACAACACCACTTCAAAGAAAATCACACACCAGCGTAATGATAACTCTCGTGTGGGTTGGCTGTATGACGAAGGTACTCAAAGTGGTGATAACGCCGTTGTAGGTACACTTGGTTCAAGAGCTAGTCTATAGGGGATAAAATGAAAAACTCTAACGGATTTACTCTGATAGAGTTGGTAGTAGCAATTGCTTTGGTGGGGATTCTCGTTGGTTCGGTAATCCCCACTTTTTTTAGTACCGTGAACCGAACTCAATCATCTGTAAATATATCTAATATGACAATCATAAAACAATCATTTATGCAATACTACTATGATAATCATATGGCAGGTAATCCACATTTTCCTGAATTACCAACAAATGGTTTAATGGATTCCACATACCGACAAATAACCTTAGAGGATGGTAGAACACCAGATATGTTGTTTAGTGGAGATTTACCTTATAATACAAATCAAAAACCTTATACTTATTATTGGGAAAGTGATACGATAAATGGACACATAACTAATCGTATCATAATTAAAGACGATGATTCGGATAGTCCCTCGTATAACGAAAAGGTAGTTGGAGAAATCTAATGCAGGATGAATTATTAGGATTACTTATTGCTACACTATTCGCATGTTTGATATGGGAACTTGATGAAAGACAAGTAACCAAAAAACACAAGAAAAAAAAGAGAATAGAACAAATAGAAAAACAAGGAAAAAAATGAATAGTAAAGGATTCACACTAATAGAAATATTAACTGTGATTCTTTTGATTGGTATAATGAGTGCAATTGCAATTCCAAGATTTGAGAAACGGATTGAGTTAGAGGAATTAAAACATGAAAAAGAATTCACATATACATTATGGGAAGAATTAGAGGTTTATGCAAACAAACAATATGAAATATCTGGAACAGAATTCTGGCCGGCACATCCATTATCTGTAATAGGTAGAACGAGAAATATAATTGTCACTATGGATTTGGGAATACCTGATGAGGATAATGAGTGGCAGTTTGATGGAACTAATTTATATCATAGGAGAATGAACAATGAAGTTTGGTACTTCCAATATAATGCTAATAACTTTTTTCTTTCTGAGCTTCCAACTAAGTTATAGTCAACAGGGAGCAGATATTACTCAAACATCAGAAACTAAACGCAGTTCTTTTATGGGACAAGATTGTGATGATACAGAATATAGAAATTCTAATGGTAGACCTAATTGGAAAAATTATGGTAGGTGGTTAAGTGAATGTGATTCTATCTCGACCACATATTATGATGTGGAGTTTGCAGAAAGAAGAAAGAGACAAGAAGAAAAAGAAAGATTGGCTAAAGAAAAAGAGTTAGCTGAACCACTTGAAGATTTAGATTTAGATGCTATGTGGGAAAATACTGTATGGGAAGAAATACAAGATGTAGCAGAAAGTGTGTCTTATGAAACAGAATACATAACTGCAGTTGCTGGTGTTCGTGGAGCAGAAGCTGAAGATGAGGCCTTGGCATTATTATATTACAGAAGAAGTATGAAAGGATTATCCTTATTAGATTTAAAAAAGGCATATGGTAAGTTACAGAATACAAAGGATAATCTCATAAAGAAAGACCCGAACCATCCTAAGTTAGAAAAGATAAATAACTTATTGTCACAATTAAAAATAAAAATGAAAAAAGTCTAATATTTGTAATTTCTTTTATTTGTATATAATAATTATGATTGGAAGTTTAAGAAATTAAATTTCAAACCGGACATATAAACTTATCACTAAATAAAGGAGAAAACCGATGAGAGCACTAGCATTAATAATGCTAACTGGCTCGGTCTTAGCCAGCGACTTACCAGTTAATCATGGTAAGACAAGACCACCAAAAGCTAAAACCCAATTCGCACTGAGTTATTATGATATACGAGAGAACCTAATAGAAGAAGTTCCAAAAGAAGGAGTTATTGTAGAATTTGAAATATCAGAAACAGGTAAAGTAGAAAATCCAAGAATAACAGAAGAATATAATATTAATTTAAGTGAAACCATAATAGATAAGGTATTAGAATTAGAATTCAAACCTGCATTACAAAATGGTAGACCTGTGAGGATAAGGTATAAGTTACCAATTGTATTCAAGTAAAATTGAGCAAAAAAAAGGGGAACTTTCGTTCCCCTTTTCTGTGCACCGATAATAGCTATTTACGGAATAAACCCACCAACACCAATAAAGCGACTAACCCAGCGAAACCGGATTCGCCGAATTTATTTATGATTGATGTTAGGTTACCAATAACATTTACACCGAAGATACCACTTCCAAATATGACTTCGGAAACTGCACCAATGGTAACAAAGGATAATAGAAGATGTGAAACATCATCTGTCCATCCCTTGACGAGTGTTATGATTTCCTTCATTGTTATCTCCCGTTGTTTGTTCTTATCACTAAACAGAAAAGGGACTTTCGTTCCACTAATCTGTAGTCGAGTGAATCCCGACCAATAATAACTATGTTATTCCTAAAAAATCCTTTTCGCATATATATTGACTATCTTTTTATAAAGCATATATTTATTTATGAATTATAGTAACCAAAAATATGGGATTTTATTATGGCAAACGACTATGAATTGTTTGAAGGTAAATCACTATCATCACTTTTTAAAGATATTTACGATAATTCCAAACACAATAAAACACAACTTGAAACATTAGTTGGAGAAGTTGCAGGATTCATTAAGGATGGGGATATGGCTGTTCAGTTAATTCCTATGATTAAAGAGTATTTAGAAATAAATGTGAAGAATGATGAGCAACTTGTGAAACTAGCTGGTATTGTTCAGAGAATAATAGCCAACGAGAATAAGGGTGGAGCAGAAGCAGAGTTTGGATTATCCGATAGGGAAAAGGAACAATTACTGAAAAGTATTGATGATGTGGTAGTTGATTTACAAGTTAAATCAGATGATATAAAGAATGATATAAAAGATATTAAGGAAAATTAATGGCATATTTTGGAAGGAATCCAAATAGATCTTATACGGGTAGAGGTAAGAAACAGTTAGATTCAGGTGGTGGATTACCTACAATTGGTAAGGTCAAACAAGTCATCAATCAATATCAAGATTCTGCAGAAGATAATGTATTTTATGAGTTAGAGGCCGCAGAAGTAATTGCAGTTATAGACAAGGAAGAAAAAGTACCAAAGGATTCTGAGGGTAATATTATTTGGCCTCTAATGGGATGCATTAAAGCAAGAAAAATTGAATCTGAAACTGATAAACCAATTAACTCTAATTTAAGATTATATTATCCATTACATCCACTTGAAAGACAATTACCAATACGAGGTGAATATGTAATTGTAATGGAATATATGGGTGTTAATTATTTTACTAATGTTATAAACTTTTTGGTAAGTGTAAACGCAAATGTAGCACCCGGTAAAAGTGGGGCAAGACCAGAAGAAATCGTAGAGGAAGATTATATTTATGACCATTTTGAATTGGAAACTGAAACTGGTTTTGACCCGAAGATAAAAAAACTATGGCCTTATGAAGGTGATTATACTCTTGAGGGTAGATGGGGACATTCAATTCGTTTTGGTAGTAATATTGTAAAGGGTTCACACGAAGATGATACCGAAACACAAGATTCACCAAATATTTTAATTCGTGCAGGTCAGATGAATGACGCTTTAGATTTTGGTAAGACGGTAGATGAGACACCTTATAAACCAATTAAAGAAGATATAAATGCAGATGGTAGTTCAATTTGGATGACTACTGATCAATCTGTAAATTTAAATATTGAGAATACAAATGCATCAAGTCATATTTATATGACATCCGACCATCAAGATGACCAACCAAAAAAGGGTGGAAAGCAAATAACAATTAATTCAGATAGAATTACATTTAATAGTAAGAAAGGAAAGATACTTGGATTCAGTCATGATGGTATTGGGTTTTCCACACAGAAAAGTTTTACGGTAGATGCAGATAATGGTATGCAAATGAATACAGGTGGTGAAACGGTTATGAATATGATACCTGGTGGAATAAGTTTAATAACACCTGGTAATTCAAGATTAGACTTGGGTTCAGGTGGTGGTGGAGATAGTGATGTTATTTATTTATCAAGTGAATGTCCATCATATCTCAGACTCGATGATAAAGCACATTTACAAAGTTGTAAAGGTGCAAATGTACACCTTGATGATTGTGCAGGATTATACACACACAACGAAAGTTATTTAAAAATAGGTGGTAGTAAAGATGAAGCTGTTATATACATAGTTGGTCGTGATGATGTTAAGGAACAACATTTGGTCTTTGGTGAAATACTTACCGACATATTAGATGAGATGTTAGCAGCACAAGAAGCACTTATAGATGCCGTTGGTACAATGGGAGCCATACCAAGTGGAGCAGGTCCTACTGGTCTTATCAATTTGGGTGCACCTTATAACGCAATAGTTGACCTTTGGAAGGCTACGAGTATAGAACCAATAAGAGCAAAAATTTGTAATATCCTCACCAAGGCATAATATGGGTTTGGATAAAAATAAACTGAAACAAGGTTTAATTGATAATTATAATAGTGGAGCAAATGACGGAGAAAGAACACAACAAGATTCGTCAAAAGAAATGGCAAGAGTAATAGTTGATTACGCTTCAGATGCAGAATTGGTAATAGCTGGTTCACCACCTTTAGTACCTGTACCACCACCAGCAGTTCCGACACCTGATCCAAGTGTGTTAGGACAAACGGTAAAAGTTAGTACGGCAAAAAGTGGAGAGAAAGTATTACAAAGTGGAATTGATGGTAGTTTTACGGCACAAGACCCAACACTTCTGTTGATGGCAACAGCAATACAGGGTTATGTTCCAATGTCCTTTACGGCATTTGGTAATAAGTCGAAAACGGTTAATGTTACTGGAGCAACTGTAATGCCCGTACCACCATTATTGGCAGTCGCAGCAACTAAAGGAATGGCTGGTGGTTCGGTAGAAGATGTAGCTGGTATTATGGCAACTGCCATACATACTGCATTTATGACCTCGATATTTACAGGTACTGTTGTTAATTTAACAAGTGGAGCAGTAATACCTGGTGTAATCGGTGGAACTTTAATATAGAATAGGAGTCTATAATGAAAAAACAAGAACTCATAAAAATAATTGAGTTAGTAGTTCGTAAGGAAGTGAAGAAACAAGTAAATGAGATATTTATTAATGAAGGAATTAAATCATTAAAGAATTCCAATTCATTACAGAGCAAGGAAGAAAATCTTTCTCTAAAAGAATCACTTTCACAGAATGAATTAAAACCAACTAAACCAAAACCAAAAAAGGAAGTTCGTTATACAGAAAATGAATCCTTAAATAAAATTTTGAATGAAACTGCGAATGGTAAGGAAACCGAAGAGTGGCCAACTATGGGTGGTGGAGCATTTGATAGTACTAAAATGGCGGAAGCGATGGGATATGGAAATATGATGAATGGTGGTACTACGGAAGTAAAACGAGAAATAGCAGCAGCCCAAACCTTAAAGGAAAAGGGAGTTTCAACAAAGGATGTTGGTGAGAATGTTGTAAACGCACTTACAAGAGATTATAGTGGTTTAATGAAAGCAATAAATAAGAAAAAAGATGGTTTTCGTCCATAGGAGAAATTAGTTGTCAAGTATAACAGAATTAGATTTAGATCCCGATGTGACAATCGGTGTTGCATTACCAATGGACTACTCTGATGAGGGTGGTTTTTTTCCTGGTACACAAACAGCACTAACACAAACGAGTAGTAATATTAAAAATCTTTTGTTAACAAATAAAGGTGAGAGAGTAGGACAGCCAGATTTTGGTTGTGGTTTATTAAAAGTATTATTTGAACCGATGAGTGATTCTCTTATAGATAACTTACAAAATACGATAATTGAAGCCATGAATAAGTGGTTACCTCATGTACTTGTTAATAAATTAGAAGTATTACCTGATGAAGTCAATGAAAATATGTTAATCATAAATATTGAGTTTTCATTACAGCATCAACCCACGATGTTAGATGAATTAACCTTACAGATAGAAACTGGTGGGGGATATTAGGGGATAAGTATGGCACAAAAAGAAATTAAATATTTAAATAAAGATTTTTCAGGTTTTAGAAATGACTTAATAGAATTTTCTAAACAATATTTTCCTAACACATATAATGATTTTAATGAGTCATCACCGGGTATGATGTTTATTGAAATGGCATCTTATGTAGGTGATGTACTATCTTATTATGTAGATTCTCAATTTAAAGAAATGTTACTTGCTTATGCCGAGGACACTAAAGCTATATACGATATGGCACAATCATTTGGATATAAACCAAAGTTATCTCGACCTGCATTTGCCAGTATTGATTTATTTCAAACAGTTCCATCAACCGGTACAGGTACTTCGGTAAGACCAAATCTTGATTATGGGTTGGTGGTATCCAAAGATTCTACTTTATCTGCGGGTTCATCCACAACATTTAGAATTAGAGAAAAAGTAAATTTTAGATATTCAAGTTCTTTTGATCCTACAGAGATTACTGTTTTTGAAGTTGATCCCTCTTCCAAACAACCTACAAAATACTTATTAAAAAAATCTGTAGGAGTGGTTAGTGGTAATATAACAGAAGAACAATTTGCATTTGGTGATATAGAAAAATATTCTCGTATAAGATTAGGTTCGTCACAAGTATTGGAAATAATCTCTTGTACAGATAGTGATGGTAATGAATGGACTGAAGTTCCCTTTCTTGCACAAGATACTATATTTGATGATATAGAAAATAATGTAAAAAATGATCCTGAATTTTCACAATACAACGATGAAGCTCCGTATATGTTAAAATTAAAAAAGACTCCACGAAGATTTACAACATTTATTAGGAGTGATGGGTATACAGAATTAAGATTTGGTGCTGGAATATCAGATTCAGCTGATGAGGAAATTATTCCTAATCCTAACAATGTTGGTGGTGATTTACCAGGTAGTCCATCTTATTTGGACAAATATTACGACCCTGTAAATTTTCTTAAAACGAAGGCATATGGACAGGCACCATCAAATACTACATTGACTATTAAATATTCTTATGGTGGTGGTATTCAAGATAATGTAACAGCAGAAAGTATTAATGCGTTTACTAATTTAGTACTTGAAAATCAAGAAAATTTAAATCAAACTCTCGTAGATGATTCAAAGACATCGGTAGCAGCAGTTAATCCATTACCTGCTACTGGAGGTAAGGGTGCAGAAACACCAAAAGAATTAAAAGAAAATGCTTTAGCTTATTTTCAGGCACAAGGAAGAGCGGTTACCAAAGAAGATTACATTACAAGAGTTTATTCAATGCCACCAAAATATGGGGCTGTTGCAAAGGCATATATTGTACAAGATGAACAATTAAATGTTCCTAATATGCAAATTGAAACCAAGCTTGGTTCTAATATATTTGTAGATGAAAGAGTTGTTAGTGAATTAAAAAATAAAGATTTGAGTGGAACTGAAAGACTTCCCAATCCAATGGCACTAAATTTATACATACTTGGATATAATGGTAATAGACAATTAACACAACTCAATGTTGCAGTTAAGGAAAATATTAAAACATATTTATCACAATATAGACTGATGACTGATGCAATCAATATTAAAAATGCTTGGATAATAAACATTGGAGTTAAGTTTTCTATAATTGCTAGAAGAGGATATAATAAAGAAGAAGTGGTGTTAAAGTGTATAGAAGAAATAAAAAGTTGGTTTAATATTACAAAGTGGCAAATAAATCAACCAATAGTTATACAAGAACTAGCATATGCAATCTCACTTGTCGATGGTGTTGGTGCTGTAGTACCACCGAAGGAAGATAATCCTAAAAATATGACTGTGTTAATTTATAATAAATATGAATCATCAAAGGGATATTCTGGTAACATTTACGATACCAATAACGCCGAAAAAACAGGTGTGGTTTATCCTTCATTGGATCCAAGTATATTTGAATTGAAGTTTCCAAATTCTGATATAGAAGGTATGGTCGTAGGTGATTCAATTGGAAATGTGGATTAGGAGACATTAAATGCATTATTTTGAATTCGCAACAAAAGACACGACTTTATATGAAGGTAGTGGTAGTGTAAATACTGGACATGATGAAATATTAGAAGTCAGAAAAGATATTGGACAGGCCGGTGATGTAGTTAATGCAAGTAGAGTATTAATAAAATTTAATTTAACATATATATCATCATCAGTTTCAAGTGGATTAATTACCTCGGGATCCAACACAAAATTTTATCTGAATATGTATGACGCAAATTCACAGGGTTTAAATATAGAACAATATCTATATGCATATCCTATTAGTCAATCTTGGGTACAAGGTTCAGGACGAACTGATTCTAATCCATTTATTACTAATGGTGCAAGTTGGTATTACAAAGATAACGATACATTAAAAACTCAATGGGTAAGTCAAAGTAATGATACCGGCGGTACTTGGTATAGTGGAAGTGGATATGAAGCTTCTCAATTATTTGTAAATCAGGCAGCTGATTTAAGAATGGATGTAACTGATATAACTTGGAAATGGTTACACGGAATAGTTCCAAATGAAGGTTTTATGGTAAAGCGAAGTGGTAGTATTGGTAACACCAATACCACTATGGACGAAGGTAGTTCAACTTCATATGGACATTTTTTATTTTTTGGTAGAGAGACACACACTATCTATCAACCCAAATTAGAGGTCGTGTGGGACGATTCAAAGTATAATAGTGGTTCATTAACTCATCTAACACAAACAGAATTAGAAGATGTTAGAATATCTCCGAGAAGTTTAAGAAAAGAATATAAAGAAAATTCTAAAGCAAGATTCAGAATAAATTCTCGACCATTATATCCTGAGAAAACTTTTTCGGCAACTGATGGATATGCTACAGGTTACACAACATCAAAACTTTTACCAAGTGGAAGTACATACTATTCAATCGTAGATGCTTATACTGGTGATACTATAATTCCTTATGGTGATGGTTCAGTAGTAAGTGCAGATACGACTGGTAATTATTTTAACTTATGGTTAAATGGATTGTTACCTGAAAGATTTTATAGAATAGAGTATAAGGTTGTGAGTGGAAGTGGTACGATAGACGAGACCATTCAATACTTTGATGATTTACCATCATTTAAAATAACGAGATAACATATGCCTTACACTAAGGAAGAACTCAACAAAAACGAGTACTATCAAAAGTTAAAAGAAGAAGATAGAGAAACATATCTGATTAAATTGAATAATTCAAGAACATTAGATAGTGGTGCTGTAGTGGTTATGGAAGATGGTAATCAAGTCATAACACCAAAGACAGAACCATTGAGAAATGAAGCAGGAACATTCTTGTTATATGAGGATCCGTTTGACGAGGGTAGAAATTTACAAGATTTGGATCAACAATTAGAGATATCGTTAAAATCTCCATTATACAATACCGACCCGTTATGGGATAATATTTTAGATAGAGAAATAAAAGAATTATGAGAATCGACACTCAATTAACTCAGAAGGAATATAATTTTTTAAAGAAAGAAAACCAAGAAGTTTTAGGATTGAGTGGTGCACTATTCCCACCATTTCTACAAAAAGATGGGGATTACATAGAGGTTTGTGTTCACGATAGTGGTGGTAAATTTTTAGAAAAGGGTATAAGTGAGAATTGTGAAATAATAGATGATAAAATAGTTTTAAAACCTGGTCAAGACCTTAGAGACTTGAATTATAATCGTGGTAACTTTCTCGTAAAGTATTACTTTTACAGAAGAGAAGGTGGAGCGGATGAAGTTGTTTTAACTAAAACCATCGAAGGAGTTTCGGGTGTTATCTATTCGGGTGAACCAACACTTACAGGTCAACCAGCAGGATTATTCTACATAGAAGATGGTAAGGCATACGAGGGTGAAGAACCTACTGATAATCCACAAGAATTAAACATAACAGAATATAAGTTTTTCATCGATGAGATTTCTACCTCTCGAACAGAAGTTAGAATAGCACCACAGAATATTTCGAATCATAGATATCAAAAACAATTTGAAAATTTATATAAATCTGAAAAAATTTATAGGTCAATTAAGGATAATTATCCAGATAATTTTGATGACCTACCACCTGCTGTACAAGATGAAATACTTACACAAAATCCTGAATTGACTGCTGAAGGTGGAGATATTAAGTTTGATAACCCACAACAAGAAAATGAAAGTGCATTAGAATTATCTATGCCCAATAGATTATCAATGGATGGTGGATTTAGACAAGAGATGAAAGATGGATATCTCGTGGTAAAGGATGTGTATACATTGGACTCACAAAACATACCTGATGCAATACCAAATGAGGATTGGGAAGCAGAACTTCCTATACCTGAAGCCTATATAGAGGTTATTAATTTAGGAGATGTAGAGGAAAGGAACAGAGTATCGAGTGATGATAATCCTGAAATCTTTCCAATGAGTGGTAGATTTATAGTTAAGGAAACTGCTACAAATAAATCACTAAGAGGTTTAGATGATATTTTTACACCAACTGATGGTACACAATATCATTTTGATTTTGGTTGTGGACACAACGAAACAACTAATGTACCATTTGCCAATCACACATACGATACAGAGGGTAGTTATAATATTACAGTAACAATCATGACTCCATCATTTACCTCGACCGTTACGGATATGTATACATTAGATTTAAATAATCCGGCACCATTAGAGGGTCCTGGAGAAAGAGGACCTGAACTGGACACATTTACTCCAGTACCAATGGGTGAGGTAAACGATAATGGTGAAGTTGTAGAACCTACAATATACAGAGCATTAAGTAGTGCACTTGATGGAAAAATTATAGGTTGGGACGGAACTGGTGAGTTTCAACCAATGGTCAATGTAGGTCAATGGGAAAGATATAACGCACCTGACCACCCAAGAGTGGCAACAACTACGGCAAGATGGTATGTACAAAGTGGATATAGAAGGTATGTGGGTGGTACTCATTTTGGTGGTTCAACGGCCGGTATAGAATTATTAAGAAAATTAAAACCAGGTTCACACGAACAACCAAAGGTTATGGATAGCAATAATCAAATGGTTGATGGTGAACCGATAGATTTATTAGTAACTGCAGAAATCATCAATGACCTACCTGTAGGACCTCCAATTACATTGGACACATTTGGTGGTAAGGTTGGAGAAAAACCATATGGAATGGGACAACCATTTTATCGAGGTATTCCGTTAGCTGATGCACCTGATTTAGGTGTGAGCGAGGGAGATTCTTATTTGTCTCCATTTGAACAAAATAATTTTGGACGACATTTTAGTGATGATCCTGATAGTCAATATCATAATAGATTTTACACAAAGGAATTTGGTAGTGGTAATGATGATAAATCACAAATAGGTCTTGATGAGGTATTGTACGAATCTTCAGGTGTAAGGATACAAGGTGTGAGAACCCATCAGTATAAGTTTCAATTCTCTACTGGTGATATAGGTGGATACATAATTGTGGCCCATTGGAATAAACATTTTGGAGATGGAGGTGAGGCAGGTGGATATGTATGGGCACCAAGATTTATTATAGACCCCACAAGTACAATCAATCAGAATTTTTTAAACAGCCGAGTTTTTAATTCAGATACCACTTCAGATTATGAAAGTAATGGATTTATCGTTGGGGATAAGACTTACAATCCATCAAATGATTACGATAGTAATACTTGGAGAGGAAGATTTATTGAAGATTTAACAAGAGAAGTCGAAGATGATAATAGGTATCCAAAATTAAGAACCGACCACCAACAAGCTTTATCAGAAACGGCTGGAAAACAGGTACGATTGATATTTAGAGGTTGGACACCACAAGATTTACTCGATGGTTACGGTCCTGGTATTAACTTTGGTAATTCAGGTGGTTATCAGCTTAATTCCATAGATGGTGATAATTTAGGTATGATAGATTCTCGTACTAATTTTTCAAAATTTGATAATGATGGAAACCTTATACAAATGGTATACGATTTAGAACCACAAGAACCTCAAAATGGTGAATCACCTGTTACATTTACTTTTTCATCTGATGGGTTGAGTCAATATAGTGAGGCACAATCAAAGATTGTACTTGAAAAGTTTGCTAACCAAATTGGTGTTACACTATCAATTACAAATCATAATGGAACAGTTACTTATGTAGAAACTGTTGGTGATGCAGCACAAACAATAGAATGGGAACATGGTTTTGCAAGTATGGAACAATACCAACAGACAATAGATGATAATGGTGGACAGTTTCCTTTTGTAATTAGGTGTAATATTACTGGAAATACAGAATTTGTAAGTTGGTTTAATGATGACGATTTTAATACTAGCCCGGTACAAGGATTATCACCATCAGAAGTTTTTAGTGAAAATGTAATAACTTGTGCAACAAGAGCAGATACAAGACGAAGTATACTTAAATTGGGTCCTAAAAATTCAACTTCAGTAGGTGTTGATGTTGCAATAGGTGAGGGTGAAGGATCACAACATCCTGATAATCAAGGAAATGGTGATTTGGGTCCAGGTAGTAATAATGTAAATGATTTTTGGGATTTAGATTATGGATTTTATTTAACTAAATCAATACTTGCAGGTGATACGGAAAGAGTATACCTTTCTCCTGGTTCAGGTCTTACCCTACAATCAATAGTTATAGAAGGTAGAGGAGAACAAATCAATAACACTGTTCAAGATGGTCAAGATTATTATTTAGATGTACCCGTTCTCGGTGGTGGTAGTTATCAAGAAGAAATTGTAGTAGAATATGAAGCAATATAATGAAGAATAAACGAATGATATATTGGGGTGGTAATCACCAAACAACAATCCCACAAATGGGTGCGTGTGGTGGTGGTGGTGATCCAAGTGGCGGTGGTGGAGCTGGTGGAGGAGCTAATGCTGCTGGTAGTGGTCAGGAGAAACCAAAGGACCCAAAAAATCTCGGTAAGTTTCCATCATTAGATGGAATGTTGGATGCATTAAAAGTAGCAGGGGCAGCTTTAGCAGTAGGAGCAGTTGTTGCTGGAGTTGTTAATGGGGCATCCGTTTTCTTTAAAAAGAATCGTGACCCGAAGAAAAAAGATGATAAAGATTTAATACCAAATTTACCCGACCTACCAAATATACCGAGTTTAAATACACCACCAAGTCCTGCTTTGGGTATGGAAGATACTGGATTTGATATCGTTACACCATTAGCAATGGATTCTTCTACATTAGGTTCTAATTTACAGGCATTTAATCAAGATGGAGAGGCCAGTGGGTTTACTGAAAACGGATTACCTAAGGCTGAATTTGTTGGACAACAGGCAGAGTATCCAAACGGTGATTTATATGTTTGGAAAGAACCACCTGGTATGTGGGTTAACTTTGGACAACAAACTCCAAGATATACAACCGAATTCCAATCAAGACAGAGAAAAACTACTACGGATTTTATTTCTAAAATTACATCAGTAGATGGTAGAGATAACATTAAGATAGAAAATAGTTGGTTAGAACTTGGTGAACAAGTTGGTAACATTGGAGAAATACCAGGACCTGACCAATTGTACAATGATTGGTACATCGTGTATGGTAGGAAGAAAAAAGATTTATACACTTATCTAAGGTTTAATGATGACCAACGCTCATTGATTGTAAACCATAAAGTAGATGATGTAAAGTACACAGAGTATCCACATTCACTTGTTTATAAACTATACGAACCATTACCTCCTGAAATAGAACAAGGTGATTTGGTTTATGTGGTGAAAGAAATGACTCCACCTATTGAAGAAAGAGTTCAACTATATGATTTTGTTGATGAGTCTATTTCAGATGTAGTTTTAAGAAATCCAAAATGGGATGATCCTTCCGTAGCAGATTCTTGGTTTAATGAGACCAACACAAAGTATAAATCAGAACAAGATATATTAACTGATAATCTTGATATCAAAAGAATCATAGAAGATAATATAATAAGTGGAAGTTTGGATAAGAATAGTGTTAAATTGACAGGTACAGACTTTAGACAATTTAAAAATTTTGTAAAATTTAGTTCCGTTGAAGATAGATTAAAAAACTTTAAATATAAGTTACAGAGAATAGAGTTATTCGAAAGTCAGAGTACAAATCTAAGTGGTATATCTGGTTCGTTAACCTATTCTTATACGGGTTCACTTAGTGATAAGGTTAGAAAAATTAAAAATGAGTTTACTCCATTTGAACATTATATGTATTTTGAATCATCATCGTATGTATCGAGTTCACTTGGTGTATTTCATGACAATGCGTGGCCTGTAAAAAGTGGAACTGGTACATTATTAAATCCATATGTTCCTTATGCAGTTACAGAATCAAAGGCAGTAACTTGGTATGATAATCAAATCCTAAGTGCATCTAAGTATGATAGAGAAAATGGAGATAGATTTTTAGTTAATATTCCTGCACATATCCGTGATGATGGGGCCAATACTCCATTCCTTACTTTTATAAACATGACGGGTGAACATTTTGATAAGATATGGAACTATATAAATCAAATACCACAGATATACGATAGGAGAACCTCGTTAGATGAAGGATTATCGAAAGATTTAATTTATCAAGTTGGTAGGTCATTTGGATTTCATCTAAATGATGGAAACGATATGGTGGACTTACCAAGATTTGTTGCTGGAGTAGAAGTAACGGGTTCAGATAGTTCATATTCAACTTATTCAACTACACCAGAAAAGGATATAACAAGAGAAATTTGGAAAAGAATACTTTCTAATATGCCATTTTTCTTGAAAACAAAAGGTACGGTTCGTTCTCTTAAAGGTTTGATAAGTTGTTATGGTATACCATCAAGTATTTTAAGGGTTAGGGAATATGGAGGTCCTGATGTACTATCAGATAGTGAATTGAATCCTGAAAATAGAGGATTGGAATCCTATATGGTATCTCGTAAGTTTACTCGGGCATTAGATTTTGAAGGTGCACAATCCGTATCCACGACTTGGGTAAATGATACCAATAGTAGTAGAAAACCAGATACAATAGAATTTAGATTTAAAACATCTACGGGAAGTAATCAAACTTTATTTCAAGTAGATGATGAATTTGCAATTAGGTTGAAAGATAATGGTTCAACAGATAATAGAGGACAAGTATCATTTGTACTTAGTGGTGGTGTATCGGATGCTGACTTAGAAATTGTTTCTTCCGAGTTACCCGTATATGATGGTGAATATTATTCTGTAATGTTAACAAGGACAAGTGCAAGTTCTCATATTCACAATTTAAGAAAATCCTCACCTGGTCAATTAGGAAGTGATTCTACTGCACAAAATATAACATATGCATTAACGGTAGGAAAATATGATAGCGGTCTGAAAAGAATTATTTATAAATCTTATTCGAGTGCATCAGTTGATGGTACGGTTAGTTCATCATGGAATAGTTCATATGCCGGAAACGGAAGTAATGTTAGAATTGGTGGATTAAACTCTACATTTGGTAGTCAATTTAAGGGTAGTATGATGGAGTTTCGTTATTGGAATACTGCTCTTAATAGTGCTTCATTTGATAATCATGTAGCATCTCCAAAATCTTTTGATGGTAATCATGCATCTGCTTCTTGGACAGACTTAGTGTTGAGATATAGTTTTGATGATAATAAAGATTTGAGTAGTGATACAAGTATCCGTGATACAAGTGCTGACCAATCCTATACAGCAGCAGGAACTGCAGTTGGATATGGTGCTGTATCTACTCCACATTTTAGTTTTACTATCGATGAACAAAGAGCAAGAGTTCCAAATGTAGGACCTTCAAGAAGAATAGATAATAAGGTAAGAACAGAAGAAAATAAACTTACATTTGGTGGATTGAGTCCACATAAAAGGTCTGAATTAAGTGCATATGATTTGTCACCATTGGATAGTAATAAAGTGGGTGTATACTTTTCACCAACGGATGTGGTAAATGAAGATATTATCTTCTCGGTTGCCAACTTAGATTTTGACCAATATATTGGGGATCCAAGAGACAAGTATAAATTAAGATACAGACAACTCGATAGTGTTGCAACTACATATTGGCAAAAATATAATGGACCTAATAATTTTTGGGATTATTTAAGATTGTTAAAATTTTATGATAAATCTATTTTTGACCAACTAAGAAGGTTGACTCCTGCAAGAGCAAATACAAGATTTGGTGTTTTAATAGAACCTAATATTTTTGAAAGGTCTAAACAAGTAATTGGTGCACCACCTAATATATCCGATAGAGTTTTTAGGGGTACTATTAGTGATTTTCCATACTCTGGTAGTTCAAATTATATAACATATACTGGTTCTATTGATGATATTATATTATCGGGAACAGGTTCATATGATACTTATACTGGTTCATTGGATGTAATGACTATATTTTCACAGAGTGCCAATTTTCCTACATATACATCTTCCATATCTATTAACTCACAAATATCTGAAAGTGCTAAATATTTAACTTATACCGGTTCTGCCTCAAATGAAATTTTCTTAGAACATAGTATTTATAATTTATCAGAAAAATATGGAACTGAGGGAACAAACTTTACATTGAAGAGGGGTGGACCTGAAAAATTATTTAGTGAGGCACTTCAACCAAATATAACGGGTTCAATAATATCGGAGCATAATTACGAAAGAAGATTTTTTTATACTACGGAGGCAAGTGCATCCAAAAATAATTACTTTTCATCATCATTTGTAAGAAGTGATTTACAGTCCATTTTTAGGAATACACAAATGGATAGAGTAGCATATGTTGGTTCAGTACAGACAAAGAAAACAACAATTGATGGTTTAGATCCAGTTGTTGTTAAATTGACCAACCCAACAACACTAATTACAAAGGAAGGTGGAGAATCTAAGTTAGATACTGTTTAAAAAATGATTAAAAATTAACTTTGAGTATATTTATAGTTGAACAGTTTTAATTCAATAATTATAAAAGTCCAAAGTGAAACAAATCCATAAGGAGAATATGTATGGGATTTCTGAATAATACATCAATCACGGTAGATGCCATTTTAACTAAAAAAGGTCGTGAGTTACTAGCGAGAGGTAGAAATGAATTTCAAGTTACGAAATTTGCATTAGCAGACGATGAAGTCGATTACCGTTTATGGGATACCTCGCATCCCAATGGAACAAACTATTATGGGGCAGTCATTGAGAATATGCCTTTATTAGAACCTGTTCCAGATGAAACACAAGCTTTAAAATACAAGTTAGTTTCTCTACCAAAAGAAACTATTAAATTACCAATATTAGAAATTGGTTTACCATCTTTGAGTTTTGGTAATGGTGCAGCAGGAAATAATCCAGGAACAATTGTTTCACCTGGAACTGCAAACTCAACAGATGCAGAACTTGGATATACATTTATAATACATGACACAAGTGTGGCAACACTCGGTGAGGTAACAGCAGCACCCGGACAGACAGCACCATTAGTACCTGCCGTCATAAGTGCAGATGACCAATTAACATCACAAGAAAAAGTAGGATTGACTTGTAGAATAGTACCTGCTATGTTTACTACTCCAAACAGAAAAAGAACCAATCTTACAATAGTTGGTAATCAGACTGGAGCAACAAAAACAATAACCATAAGTGTTAATAAAACTGTTATTGGAACATCAGCCACAACATCATCATAATAGGAGCAAATAATGGCACTACAAGGAGTATATAAATTATTTAACGAAGATACAGATGTTGTAAGAAACATTAAGGGTATCGTATCATCAGGTATCTGGAGTGGGGGTAGTGGTACATTGACTTCATTTTTTACGCAATCTGCTCAAAGTTCTTCTAATGGTCAATACTATTTAGATGTTTATAAAACAAACCCACAAACAGATAGTGAGGCCGAAGTCCAATTTAGTGTAGCATATGCACATTATCACGGAAGTGGTTCAAAAGGTACAAAAGGTGCGGCAACTGGAAATCGAGCATCAGCTGGACTTTACGCACAACTTAGTAATTTAATTTTAGAACCTAATGTAGACAAATTTACTTTTGCAGGTGGAAGTTCTTCTGAAGAGTCAGTTTACGCAGTTTCTTTTAAAAGAGCAAGAATGAAAGAAAAAGTAGATCCTGGTAATTGGGAATTACACATAAGTGGTTCATCAAATGCTAGTGGTAATTCTAAAGGATTTGTAAAATTAATTGATGATAGTAATTCAACAACAAATGCAGCAACTGGAATTGGTGGTAGAGTATTTAATGTTGTAAGTGGTTCAATATCAAGTGGTACTGCAGTTGTTAATACTGTAGCATCATCACAGACTGGTGGAGGATATGGTTTATTTTATCCTGATTTAGGATTGATTCTTTTGAATGAACCTGTATTAACTGCATCAAGTTCTTTGGGTACAGTTAAAACTTCAAATACTGATGGATATAATCATGGTAAATTATTTACAGCAATTAAAGGTGGGATAAAATTTCAAGCAAGAAGAGAAGAAAGATTATCCTCTACTCATTTTTTCTGTAGAGCAGGTAATAAAGAATTTAATTTTAGTAATAATCCAACTTTCTTCACTGCTTCGACTGGTGATTTCACACAGGCAACTTTCTTTAAAGATCCGAAAACATTTATAACGACTATCGGATTGTATAATAATTCCAATGAATTGTTAGCAGTAGCAAAGTTAAGTAAACCAGTTCTTAAATCTTATTCGAGAGAAGCATTAATCAAAGTTAAACTTGATTTCTAAACCATAGGGGGAGGGTATGTTAAGAGATGTCCACCCATCTGATGTTTCTATAGAGCCATTTAAAACTTTTAAGAAATTCACATTTAATAATAACGATAGTGGTAGTGGAGTTTTCGCTTTAAGGGCAACAAGTGGCAGTTTTAGAGCATTTGATACGGGTTCCGCAGCATCACAGAGTATAGGTCAGTTCAATCAAGTATCGTATAGTATAAAGTTACCTAAATCCACTTGGTATAGTGGTGGTACTTTTTATGATATTGTTACTCATCATAGTTTAAAACAATTGTACTATGATAGATACGATTATAATCCATATCAGACACACGGTTCTTCTAATCTAAACAAACACCAAAGAGTTTTACATAATAATGCATCCTTAATTTCTGTTCCACAACAATTTTTTGGTGAAAAAATTAAACCTAAATCAGTTAAAGTATTAGATGATTCCAAAGATTTTACATTAGATATACGAGATGACGGACAAGGTAACTTATATGATTATGCATTTTCATCAAGTTACTCTGATTTTCGTTCATCGGGTTCATTTGGTACTATCCAACCTGCAAATAGTTCAAGTGGAGTTATAGGGAATGTATTTTATCAACACGGATTAATAGTCATGACAAGTACAGGTTCTCGGTACTTAAATGCATTTCTTGGTAGTGGAAATGATGGGTTTTCCGTTACACATAGGGCTACTCATACGATATATCAACACGAATATACAGTAACTTCAAAGGCTGGTATGCACAACACTACTAAAAATATAAGTGCAACATTAGGAAGAAGTGGCAGTTTTGCTATCGGTGAAGGTGTGAATCCAAGAAAAGTATTTCCTATGCCAGGTGATGCTTCAGTAACTAAATCATTCTATGAAGCAACTCAATTTTTACAAAATGAATTCACAAGTTCTAATTTTTCACCATACATTACAACCATTGGGTTGTATAATGATTTTGGTGATTGTTTGGCTATAGCAAGAACATCTAAACCAATCAGAAACGATGATGAAATGGATATGAGCTTTGTAGTCAGATTTGATGTTTAATTAGTAAAGGTTATATTTATTGTTGTATAATATCGCTAACGGGAGAAAACAGATGTTAAAGAGAATTATAATAGGCCTATTAATGGTCTCATCTTTGTTTGGACAAAGTTTGCTTGGAAACTTTTTCAAGTATTCAACGGCATATGCTAGTTTCAGTTTAAATGCACCACGATATCAAGACGATAGATTTGCCATAGTCGGTGGTTTATCTACTGGTGATTTAGTAGTAGAGAGAACAGACAGAAACTTAAAACCTGATTTTCAAACATCATTTGGTTTGAGAAAAGTAGGTAGATTTCAGTACGAACCAAAACGAGGTGTTAAGGGTGCTGGTAAAGGTGGAACTTGGTACGATGGTTCAGAACAAAATGCAAACGAAAGTGCTACATTTGGTCCAGTCAAAGGTTGGGAATATTTAATAAAATTTTCAGAAGGTCGTCAATGGGGTAATGATTATGTGAATCAAGAGTTTTGGTTGAGATACATTGGTGATTATGTAATGGCCAAAGTTGGTATGACCGAATTAGGATTAGAAGATATTCACTATACACACGGTGATTTAAGATTACACCTTACACCAGAAGCCTTAGGTAATAAATTTCATGTATCCGTTGGTGTAAAACATAGAAATCATCCTGTATATGGATTTGATGCTATGGTATTGGATACGACTTGGTACAGAGGTCAATGGTGGCAATTTGCTGAAAAGGCTTTTGGTATTGATGATAATATGTGGTATGATGAATCTATGTTGGAAGGATATGATGAAAATGGTAATCCAATTTGGACTCATGATGAATTATTAGAATATGTAAATGGTGAATGGGTGCCGATTGAAGGAGATGGTCCTTTTTGGAATGGTCAAGGTGAATATTGGGGACATGATTGGTTATGGAGAGATGCTGATGGTAGGATATTTGCCTACACAGATAGAGAATATTTTGTATACCACTTTCCTAATATGTTAGAAGAATATATTGGTGGGGTTAAGAAAAACTTAGGCAATCAAAACGAAACATCATTAGTATTGGGTGTGGATTTTTACCATTATGGTGACAATTGGTGGTTACATACTTGGGGTAATTGGTTACCTGTACATTATGGTCATGACCTATATGCTTACCATAACGCAGCACATTATCAAGACCATTTAACATTAAAAGGTAAACCACACGAGTTTAAATTTAAAGATGCTATGTGGCATGATTGGAATGATTACGACATGGGTGCAATATTTGGAGTAAAGGTTCGAGATAATCTTGGAGTTTTTGCTGAAGGAAGATATTTGTATTATTGGGAAAGACCAGCATACGATATCAAGTTAGGGGTAAATTATCAGTTTATGGGATTCTAAAATGAAAAAGTTACTTATTGGATTATTACTAACAACATCACTATTTGGAGAAACTGAGTTTTGGAAATTCTTCAAATATTCTACAGCTTATGCTGGATTTAATTTATCATCTCCTAAGTGGGAAGATGATAGATACATATTAGTTGATGATGGTATGTGGGGAAATATATATCTGCCTGTTCCTGAAATTGAAAAGGAAGAAAGAAATTACGAGCCTGATTTTGATATTTCATTAGGTATAAGAAAGATAGGTAGATTTCAATATGAACCAAAACGAGGTGTTAAAAATGCAGGAGTTGGTGGTGATTGGTACAAGGGTGACGAGACAAACTTTAATGAATCCGCAACTATCGGTAGAGTTACTGGTTGGGAATACTTACTAAAATATTCAACCAATCGTAGATGGGATGAAAAATTTGTTTCACAAGAATACTATTTAAGATATCTCGGAAATAACTTTATAGCAAAAGTAAAATATTTGGATTTGGAATTAGAGGATTTGACCTATTTTGAAAATGAACTCCGATTTAGAAAACAATTTGATTTACCAAATGCCAATTTAAATATTTCTGTCGGTGTGAGTAATCGTAATCATCCTGTTTATGGATTCGCACCACAGGCAATAGATAGTGTTTGGTACACAACACCGTGGTATGCATTTGCTAATGAACAGTTTGGTTTTGAATGGAAAATGTATACCGTAGGATATACCGAAGAAGGGTGGCCTATTTGGGAAATTATGTATGATGATGAAACCGGTGAGGAAATAGCATTAGGTGGAACAGATTTTAGATGGTTTGATGAGAATGGTAATCAAGTAACATTGACCAACAATGAATTTTATTCCTACCATTATCCAAGATTATTAGAATCTTGGTTCGAGGAAAAGGCAAAAGAATTAGGTAATCAAAGTGAAATATCACTATCACTTGGTTTGGATTATTATAAATATACCGAAAAATTTTGGGTTCATGCTTGGGGTAGTTTGTACCCTGTTCATTATGGGTTTGATAAATACTCTTATCATAACGCAGTAAGTTTTCAAGACCATTTAGATGAAGAGTTAGACCCAAGAGATTTTAAATTTGAAGATACTGGTGTAGGTCAATGGTTTGATTATGACTTAGGTGCTATTATCGGATTTAAGTTACAAGACAATTTAGGATTCTATACAGAAGGTAAATATCTTAATTATTGGGAAAGGCCTTCTTATGAGTTAAAAGTCGGATTAAATTATCAAATATTAGGAATGTAAAGGAAATATTATGAAACACGAGGAAATATACAATATAGTAAGAATGATTTGTGGTTCACTACTAATGGTAGGAATGTTTATGCTACCAAGTTGTGAAGATAATGAGGTCGTTGAAGAAGTATTAGAACCATCAATGGAAATGTGGGTAAATGGTGATCCAATAGACCCGTTTACTTACTATGGTTCTATAACAACATTTGGACAGAAGAAACTTGGTGAAGATGGTAAGATTAAAAAACTACTTGTTTTTCACTTTCAAAGAGAAGTTGGTAGGGTATTACCTGAATTAGAACACTATGCTACTATATGGTATGATAAAGATGCAATAGATGATAATAATTTAATAGATGAAGGTTTGTACTTAAATTACGGAGTCGAGGATACCGTTTATAGAGATAAAACAATAGACTTAGAAATTATAGGTAGTTTTGATTATACAAATTTTGGTCAAGCAGAAATAACAGAAGTTAGAGATAATAAAATCTCAGGTGTGGTCAATGGTCAATTCTATAATCCATATAGGGATGAATTACAAATAGCATTATTGGTTTTTGAGAACATTGAAATAGGAATGGATCCAGAAGGAACATTCTACAACGGTGAATAATGAATGAGTGATGGAGTTAGATTAGGACAATTGTTATGTGATGCTGATATCATCACAAAACGACAACTAAGTAAGGCCTTACAAGAACAGGTCAAGGGTAGAAAGGGCACAATTGGAGAGATACTCGTTGAAATGGGATTTTGTAGTTTTGATGATATCACCGATACCTTAATGAATTCCACAGAGGATACGAAGAAACACGAGGAAAAACACGAAGAGATTCATAAAGAACCTATAGTTCCCCCACCTACTGAACCTGAACCCGAACCCGAACCTAAGAAAAAAGAACCAATTGAGTTATCAGAGGATAAGGTTTTAGATACTAAGTTTACCCTATCAATACAAACAATGATAGCAGCTGGAACAGGTCTTGCCTCATTAATTGGTATGTGGTACACATTACAAGGTGAGATAGAGGAAGCAAAAGAATTACCAAAAATCAATATAGAAGAAATTTTTACGGATGAATATCCGTCCAAACCTGATGGTCACAACTGGCCAAGGTCTTATGAACAATATAAAAACCAAGTTGGTGGTCTACAAGAAGATATGGATGCCGTCTATGATATGTTAGACGAGTACGAAGAACTCATAAAAGAATTGAGAAAAGACATCAAAGACCTTGAACGAAGAAAAAGGGATAAATAGGAGTTTGTTATGAAATATGTATTAGGGCTATTATTATTTCTATCTATTGCATTCTCACAGGGTGTAAATGATAAGAATTTTAAAGAGAAAATAAATGGTGGTGTGGTCGTAGCCGTCTTTACTTCTGAATGGCAAGAACAAGATTTAGACGAAAAAATAATTAAAGGTGTTGAAGGTTATCAAGATTGTGAAATTATTTATGTAGAAAGTGAACAAGCCAAAAAAGTAATTAAGAAACTAAGATTTAGAAATTTTCCATCAATTGCCCTATTCTTTGATGGAAGTAAAAAGGAAACTTGGAAGGCCGATATGGATGGTGAGGTTGATTGTTCTGCTAAGGACATCAAAGGTGCTATTGATGATATGTTAGCCGAAGATGTTTTTTAATGGATGGATTTAGCAACTTTAGCCGGACATTTAGCATTTGGACTCATAGCCTTTTCTTTTTTGGTCAAGGACATCTTGTGGTTACGGGTTGTATCTATATTAGCCAGTCTATTCTCGGTATTTTATAATTACTTTATACTAGTCGAACCCATGTGGTTGGCAATCAATTGGAACATTGTATTTGTTCTTGTAAACATCTATCACATAGCAATCATTATTTATGAAAAACGACCTGTTCATATGGACGATAAGAATAATGAGTTATACGAAACCTTATTCAAAGAATTAACACCAGTAGAGTATTTAAAAATCAGTAAGGCTGCAATTTGGAAAACATTCAAATCAGGTGAAGTTATAACACGACAAGAACATCTTGTGCCAGATTTAGTATTAATTTACAACGGAACGATAGATGTTTCTGTTGGAGGTAAAAAGGTAGCCGTACTAAAAGATGGACAATTTGTTGGAGAGATGTCTTTCCTTACAGAGAAATCAGCAACTGCAACTTGTATAGTAAAACATGAGGCAGAATGTTTAGTATGGAAACAAAGAGAGTTTAAAGAATTATTAAAGAGAAACCCATCATTATATTTTTCACTACAAACTTTATTAAGTGCACAAGTATCGAGTAACTTAGTAAGCAGTAGTAAAAAGTAATGATTAACATATTTATATACGGAAAAATAAATGCCAAGTAAATCAGCCAAATTAAGAAAACAGACTCGTTTGAAAAAGAACAAGGAGTTAAAGGAAAAAGGTCGTACAAGAAAACAATACCAAAAATGGTTGAAAAAACAACAAGGAGAAGGTAATGGGGTTACTAAGTACAATCGCCAAAGGAGCAGGTAGTTTATTAGGTGGTGATACGATTAAAGATGTAGGTAATATTATTGATGACCTACACACTTCTGGTGAAGAAAAGGCAGAGGCCAAACAGAAGATAGAAGAACTTTTAGCACAGGCTGAACAAGCAGCCCAAGCTCAAGTATCTGCACGATGGGAGGCAGATTTAAAACATGGTAGTTGGTTAAGTAAAAATATCAGACCAATTACCTTAATATTTTTGACAGCAGTGTTTGTAATACTGAGTGTATTTGACGGAAATTTGGGTGATTTTACGATAGGAGCAGGTTATGTACCTGTATATCAAACATTACTAATGACCGTATACGCAGCATATTTCGCTGGTAGGTCAATTGAAAAAGTTAAAAAAGTAACGAAATAAAGGAGAAGGATTATGAACAGTGTATTATTAAAATTAATGGCAGACCATTTGTTTAGTGAGGAAACCAAACGAGAAGTCGTCAAAAAATTAAATGAGAATGTTGACATCCCAATTATTAGCGAATCTACTGAGGAAAAAATCATAGAAGCGTTATGGGAATCTGTTGAAGATGCTTTGAAAGAAGTTCTCTTCAAAGAAGAAAAATAAGGAAGTATAATGGCAGAGGTAAAAAAGAAACTTGATACACCTGATATGCATATTCAGGATCAAAAACACGAAATCAATACAGAATTGATTGGTATAATAAAATTTAGACAAAACAAAAAATGGCTAATCAGTATCGCTGTTGTATCATTGTTTTCGTTGATATTAGGACTTATGATTTACTTTATGAGCAGTGGTGTTGATGTGATGGGTGGATGGAAAGAGATTCTACTACTTATGTTAGGTGGATTTGTTGGTTCATTTGCCAAAGTAATTGACTTTTGGTTCAACAACGCCGAAGATGATGTAAAATTATTAGAACATGCAGATGATTAAAGA